ATTCCGCGTAGTCGAGCAGCTCAGTCCAGGCCGGCCGCGGTTCGACGAGGAAGTTCGGGGGGATGATCAGGGACCGGAAGCCACTCTCCGTGACCGGAATACCGGCCGGAACTTCCGTCCCATACGTTCCGGTACGTCCCGCTTCGGTGGTCTGCTCGGTCCCGGAACCGGAGGCCTGCGTAGCGGGCCGGAACTTCCGGTTCTCACTGTAGGTAGTCATCATTCCTCCTGCTTGGTGGTGTGATTCGAGGTGGCGGGTTGCTTACTGCTCGGCCGGCGCCATCAGCGCCTGGGCCTTCTTCTTCGCAGTGTGCGCGGTACTTGGGGAGCAGCCGAGGTGCTCGGCGATTGCTCGGTCGCTCGGCCAGGCCTCCGGATCAGGCCCGAAATCGAGCACGATCTGCTCGGCCTTGCTGCTCGGGCTGCTCGGGTGCTCGGGCTCAGTGCTCTGCTCAGTGCGCGGGTGCTCGGCAACCGGCACGGTCGGCTGCTCGGCCTGGGTGCTCGGGCTCTGCTCGGTCGTGCTCGGCAGCTGCTCGGCCTCACTGACCTGCAGTTCACCCGGCTCGCCCCGAGCACCGCCGAGCACTACAGCGGGCTGCTCGGGTGCTCGGTGCTCGACCACGAGAACGCTCTGCTCGGTACTCGGGGTGCTCTGCTCGGTGCTCTGCTCGGGTGCTCTGGTCTGCTCGGTGCCGCCTGCTCGGATGGCGAGCGATGCCACCGCCACAACGCCGTCGTAGGCAAGCGGTAGCAGAGCTGCGACGGCCTGAGGGACGCCGTGGTCCATCGCCATCGTGTAGAGACCGACGTAGGACGCGATCCCAGCACCAGTGCCGACCACGCCGGCGGCCAGGAAGGCCCAGCGGGAACGGTGGCCCTTCGAGATCATCGACTCGACCAGGAAGATGGTGGCTGCGAAGCCGACCGGGATGACTGCCATCATCGCGCCGCCCAGCCGGTCCTGGCCGTGCATGAAGTTCGCAGTGGCGCTGATGGCGATGAACGACACGAACACCGTCCAGGCGATGGCCTTCATACCAGTGCCTCCCGCTTCCGCTTGACCAGCTCGATCGCGCGAGCCATGTGGGTGATGCAGAGAAGAATTTCGCCGTGGCTGTCAACCGCCTCTGCTGTGCACTGCCCTTTGGCCCCCTCGCGGAGGTACCGGCAGATCGTCTTGCGCTCCATGCCATGAACCTACTCCAGTTGACTGTGACTGTCAACTGTCATGACCCCAGAAATTGCCCTGGACACGACAGTTGACACCTGACTGTCAACTAAAGTAGGTTCATGGCATGGAGACAACGAACCCGCACACTCGGGACACCACGAAGGCGCGACAGGCTCGTTCGGCCTCCGCCGCGCGGCGCCGGCACGAAAGATGGATCAACGAACTGAAGGCCGCGGGGGTGGCTGTAGAGGTCCCGGAGGAATACACGGGGCTGCCACTTGCAGCCGAGCAGTGACAAAGAAAAGAGCCGCTCCACCCGGCCAGGTGTGCGGCTCCCGTTCAACGCTTCGTAAGGAACATACCATGGATGCACGACACGGGCAAGACCCGGATTTGGCCTGCAATTTCACCACGGTTCCCACCTCGCTGGCTGCCTATGTCGAGGCGAAGAAGATCTCCGATCGTGCCGCGTGGCTCTACGTGGTCATGCTGGGCTACCGCAACCAGCGCCGAAGCGACGACTACGTCTGGCCCACGCGGAAGACGCTCGCAGCGAAATGCGGCCTGAGCCAGGCCAAGGGGGTCGACCGATTCCTAAAGGAACTGCAGGATGCGGGCCTGATCCTGACCGAACAACGACGAAACGAGGACGGGGCGCAACTGTCCAGCCGGCACAAGCTGCTGCTCACCCGCGATCAGCAGGGGGGTCCCCAGGAGAGGGAGGGGGGGTCCCCAGGAGAGGGATGGGGGGGTACCCAGGAGAGGGATGGGGGGGTGTCCCTGACTGAGGGAGGGGGGTATCCCTTGGATAGGGGGGGGAGGTCCCCAGGAGAGGGATACGAACTAGAAGAACTTGAACTAGAAGAACTTAAGACCCTCTCGTCCGAAGCACTCGCTCCGCTCGTCGCTTCCGACGCAGGCCTGAATCCCCAAGAGCGCAAGAGCGCATCGACAACAGATGGGGGGCTCGACCGCCAGGACATGAACCTCTTCATCCGTCTTGTTGGTGAAGATGTTCTGTACGACGACTCGGCAGTCCTCATGGAGGACTACCTCACGATCCACTGGGTCTACGACTGGCTGCGGGAACGTGGTGATCAGGCAGTCCTCGCGCCAGGGAAGCACGTCAAGGAGATCCATTCCGCCGGCGGTGACGACGCGGTGAGCGACTGGCTGGCCGACCTTGGCCTGAATAGGTTGGAGTGGTTCGAGCCCGGGGAGCTGGCGGCATGAGCGCAGGATGGAGCGGTGGCAGTACCACCAGGTGGCGCAGGCTGCGGGCCTACGTTCTGGAGCGCGACCGGTATCTCTGCCGGATTGGTACTGCCAGGGTGTGCACGCGGGTAGCCACGTGCGTGGACCACATCATCCCGAAGGAACTCGGAGGCCCTGACCACGAGTCGAACCTGCGAGCAGCATGTGCGCCGTGCAACCTCGGCCGTCCGAAGGCGAAGCCGATGCGCGAACCGGAGCCGCGCTCGGTCAGTCGCTGGTGATCGAAAAAGTTCAGAGCCCGGCGGCCTCGAAACACCCGCAGTCGTGTTTTTTTGTGCGCGACGTTCGCTAGATTGCCACCTCCAGCCCCCTCAGCGCCGTGCTGAGGGGGCTTTTGGGTTCACCCCGCCTGCACCACGACCAGAGGCGCCGGGGCCGGCGGGAGCGTTCTAGCGAGGTGTACAGCGCCAGCGAGAGCGTATGTGCCATCGATCGGAGAGGCTCCGCGTCGGGTGAAGGTCCAGGCGTCGCCTCGCGGGAGCTTCTGTGCCTGGCTGACGTGGCTGGTGAGCATGGGGTCGCGTGGGTGCCGGACCATCCCGGCCGCCACCTGTTCGGCAAGGCCCATGCAGACCGCGGTGGCCTCACTGGCGAGCCCCTCGACCTTCACGCCCCGAGGTGGCCAGAGTCGATTGCCCTTCCTGGCCTCCAGGTCGGCGGCTACGGCCTCGGCCGGCCCGTTCGGGAACCACCCCAATGCGCGCGGACGCAGCTTGGTCACCAGCCCAGGGAGGTCCGAGCGCAGAGCCTTCATCGCGCCGTACCCCTGCCAGACCTTGACAACCTCGACGTAGATCAGGCCCTCGATGGCGGCAGCAGCCACCAGCGTGGCGTGAGACCCGTCCAGGCTGACGTCCAGGCAGAGCGCCAGCTGGCGCCGATGCTGGGCCAGGTCCACCAGGTCCGCGTCATTTAGGCCGGCCCTCTCCCACGCGTCCGGGTCGATGGCGGCATTGAGCAGGGTCACGCGCTGGCACAGAACCTCGGTCCGGAACCTAGCCAGCACCTCGCCTCCGGTGCTCTTGGCCCGGATCGCCTGCCCCATCAGGTCGTCGAGCATGATCCTGCGGTTCAGGTTCGGATTGGCCATGGCCAGTGCCTCGGGATCCGTGGGGTCAGCGCCATTGGGCGCACTCCACTCGGCCATGAACAGCCGGGGGTCGCCGTTCCCGGTCTCGATGTATTCGATCGCGGCGTCTCGCAACTGGTCGAGGACTACCGACCGGGCGTCACCCTGGTTCGTGATGGCCCAGGCCTGCCCATCCCAGACCGCGTTCATGGCGTTGACGGCCGCGTCGTAGGTGTCGAAGTCCTTGTGCTCGCGCAGCTCATCCATCAGGAGCCGGCGGAGCGTGAACGACCGGCCGGCCCTCCTATTCGGTGCGGCGAACCGGTATTCAGAGCGCTGCTCGTCCCCGTTGTCGTCGAGCCACTTGCGAAAGAACGACTCCTCGCCGATCGTCTCGCGGACGTAGTCGTCCTGGTCTAGCTCGCTATCGAGCAGTTCGGAGGCCTTGGCCATCTTGATGGTTTCGCGCCATGAGACCTTGGCGGTGTCTCGACTAGTCGAGGTACCCAGGATCAGCGCCTGGTTCTCGATGAACATCCAGTAGAGCACCAGCACCCGGCACAGGGTGGTCTTGCCGTTCTGGCGAGCTACGAGGATCAGCACGAAGCGGAAGCGTGGCCGGCCATCGGGCAGCAGCTCCCCGCCATGGATCACGGCCCACTGCTCCCATGGATCCAGCGGCCACCCGATCGCCTCTGCGAAGTCGATGACGTCGAATCCGAACGAGGTATCAGGCGCCAGTTCCCGTAACGCTGGCGTCCAGATCCGGGGTTCCGTTCTTCCGAGCACGACGGGCGCGGAGGTCGTCGAGGGCGTTGCGGCTGGCAGGCTTTGCATTCTTCACCCCCCGGTGGATGACAGCCCGACCTCGCGGGGTCATCCCGAGCGACTCCAGGCACGACAGCAGCGGTGGACCGAGCTTGGCCAGGTCCCCGCCATCCGAGATGTCGCCGGCGTAGGTCAGCGCAAGCGCAGCAACCGCGGAGTCGGCATCATCCAGATCGAGACCCCGTATTGCCGCTCGAACGATTTCCAGAAGACTTGGGGGCTGATCAGGCGACATACAGCCCACGATACCCCCGTGGGGTATGATGCAGTCGTGCGATGGCCATGGAGCAAGACCAGCAATGTCGCGCCCGTGCCCGTCAATTCGCCGTTCTTCGCTCAGTTCCTCTCCCCCGGGTCTTATGTCGACCCGATGGTGGACGAGTCCACGGCCATGAACCTGTCGGCCCTCTTCCGTGCCGTCTCGCTCGTTTCGGGCACCCTCGCCAGCCTCCCGCTGCGGTCTCTGCGCCTGAACGCCAATGGCGACACCGAGCGCGTACCGAGCATCTTCGATGACCCGGACGGCCCGGACGGGCAAACGCAGTTCGAGTGGGAAGAGACCCTGTTCGCACACCTAATGATTCACGGTCGCGCCGGCGCTCTGAAGGTCAGGAATGAGGCAGGCGGCCTCGCCCGGCTCGCCTTGGTCCACCCGATCTCGTTCACCGTCGAGGACCCGACCACCGAGGAGTTCGAGAACCAGAGCATGATGCCACGCGGCGGGCTGTGGTTCCGAGTGACCTTGGAGGGCGGGCGGTCGGTCCGGCTCGACGCCGACGATTTCTGGTACGTCCCCGCACTGTCTCTCGACGGCCAGCGCGGTCTTGGCCTGCTCCAGGTGGCCACCGGGTCATTGGGCATCACCCTTGCCGGAGATCGCGCCGCGGGCAAGATGTTCTCCTCCGGGGCGCTGATCTCCGGCATCGCCACGCCAGATGATGACGTAGACATCACCGATGACGTCCCCGAGATCAAGCGGGCGCTCGACAGCTCCACTGGCGGCTATGAGAACGCCGGACGCATCGCGCTGGTCAACCGGCGGCTCAAGTTCACCCCCTGGACCATGTCCGCGGCTGACGCGCAGTTCCTACAGTCTCGGCAGTTCCAGATCGAGGAAATCGCGCGATGGACGGGGGTCCCGCCGCACCTGCTGATGCAGACCGACAAGCAGACCTCTTGGGGCACGGGCGTTGAGGAACAGAACCGCGCATTGGGCCGTACCGTCCTTAGTCCTTGGGCATCACGGGTTGAGGGCCGAGGCTCGCGTCTGCTGGCTCGGCCGCGCTGGCTGGAGGTCGACTTCTCCGGCCTGGAGCGACCTTCGCCCGACAAGGAGATTGAGCTGCTGCTCAAGCAGACCGGCCGCCCGTTCCTGACCGTGAACGAGGCACGGAAGATCCGCAACCTTCCGCCGGTCGAGGGCGGGGACGCCCTGGGTTCGTCGGCGCCTCCCGTGCCGGAGCCGGCACCGGCCCAGAAGGAGCCCGATGCGCCAGCCGAGTAACCTCCGCGCCCTGCGCGCCGCTTGGCGCGCTGCGGACGATGCCGTGCAGCCGCGCGACACTCCGTGCTTCACGCTGACCAACGCGGTCACTCCCAAGCTCTACGTGTACGACATGATCGGCGGCTTCGATGGTGATGCCACAGAGTTCGTGCAGGCCGTCCACGGCATCAAGGCTTCTAGCCTGGATCTGCACATCAACTCACCAGGCGGGTTCGTCTACGACGCCGTGGCCATGTTCGAGGCCCTGGATGCATCGCCCGCCGCGATCAACGTGCACATCGACGGACTCGCCGGCTCCGCAGCCTCTTTCCTGGCCATGGTCGGGGACACCATCGACATCGCCAAGGGCGGTCGGATGATGATCCACGACGCTCAGATGGTCGGGATCGGCGGTCCCGCCGACCTGCGGGAGATGGCCGACCTGGCCGACGAGGTATCCAACGACATCGCGGGCTACTACGCCGCTCGCGCTGGGGGGTCTCCGGCCTCCTGGCGGAAATCTATGAATGCGACCACCTGGTATTCAGCTCAGCAGGCGGTTGACGCCAAGCTGGTCGACCGGGTGGCCGGCAAGCATATATCTGGGCCGGATAACCGGACCAGGCTGATCCAGGCGCGAGCACGCGCCCTGACTACCCAGGGAGGGTAGATGCGCACCATCGAGGAAATCACCGCCGCGATGACCGCGCTTGTCGACGGGGCCGCGGACCGCAGCCTCACCGATGACGAGGTCACCGAGTACGAGGGGCTGGAAGCCGAGCTGGCCAAGGCCAACAAGGAGGCCGAGCTGCGCGCCCGCAACGCGGCCTACAACACCGTGCGCCCGGCGGTCCGCCCCGTGGCGTCGACCAAGGTCCGCGAGTCGCTGCCGTACAACGTCGCCCGGGTCGATGGCCGGTCGGTCTTCGACCGCGGCAGTAACGGTCACGACTTCAGCTCGGACGTCTTCAGCGTCATCAACACTCAGGGTGGTGACCACGAGGCAGCGACCCGTGTCAACGCCCTGATCAGCGCGGCCTTCAACCCGAAGAACGCCGACGTCGACCGAGCAGACACGGCCTCCCTGAATCCGAACCGGTACGCGCCCGAGCTGTGGCAGCCGCAGATGGACTACGTGACCCCGCTCTGGGACATGATCGCTTCCGGCACCACGGACGGTACGTCGTTCGATGTGCCGAAGTTCTCCAGCTCCGCGGCCCTCGTCGGTCCGGCCACCGAAGGCACCGAGCCGGCCGGCGGCAGCTACGTCGTCACCAGCCAGACCATCACTCCGACCCAGGTGTGGGGCAAGGTCGAGGTGACCCGCCAGGCCGCGCGCCGCGGCGGCCGTCCGGAGCTGTCCGGCATCCTGTGGGACCAGATGCTCCGCGAGTACTACGAGGACCGGGAGGCGGCCGTAGCCACCTTCCTGAACACCCTCACCGCGGCCACCGACATCGCCATCACGGCTGGTGCCGGCACCAACGCCTCGGACATCATCAGCGCCAACGACTTCGAGGCTGCCATCGCGGCACTCCAGTTCGTCCGCGGCGGCAACCGGTTCTCGGCGATGGCCGCGCACATCGACCTCTACAAGACCCTGGCGCGGGTGACTGACACGTCCGGTCGCAAGCTCTACCCGATGATCAACCCGATGAACGCCAACGGCACGGCGGCCAACCTGTTCGGCACGCTGAACGTGGCCGGCACTCGGGTCGTCCCGGCCTGGGCGCTGGGCGCGACCGGTACGGCGTCGGCGAACAGCTGGCTGTTCGACCCGGCCAAGGTCCGCGGCTGGGCGTCCTCGCCGGAGCGGCTCGACTGGAACTTCGGGGCGACCGTCCAGACGGCCAACATCCCGCAGCTCTCGTTCGTGACCATCGGCATCTACGGCGACATCGCGCTGGCCAACCTGGACATTGCGGGCGTCCGGCAGGTCACGTACGACCCGGTGGCCTGATATGCCGGCCGACTACGTGACCCCGGACGAGTCGTCCGCGCGCGTTGAGGAACTGGAACGCGAGGTGACGGAGCTGAAGGAGCGCATCGCGCATCTGGAGGCCCACGCCACAGGCGCCCTCGGCACCCTCGTGGGCAAGGCAACCAAGGCCGTCAAGGCCACCAACCCGAAGCGCTGAGAGGAGGCGGTCATGGCCTGGGAGCCCGACTACGTGACGACGGCCGAGGTGAAGTCCTACCTCCGCATCACCGACGACGACGACAACGCGCTCATCGGCATCTGGGCTACGACCGCCTCCCGCGCGGTAGACACTTTCTGCCACCGGCAGTTCGGGTCTGTCGACGTGGTTGAGGACCGGACGTACCACACGGCCTGGGACCGCCTCATTGGCTCCTGGACGACGGAAATCGACGACCTGCAGAGCGTGGTAGCCCTGGAGGTCGCTGATGGCGTAGGGACGCTCCTAGCCGATTACGAGCTGGGGCCTACCAACGCCGAGCAGAAGGGCAAGCCCTTCACCCGGATCATCACCAGTACCCCTGGCCCCCTGGTTATCAGCGGGCTCTGGGGTTGGGCGGAGGTCCCCGCGGCCGTCAAGAATGCGACGCTGATCCAGGCCGCCCGGTTTGCGGCTCGTCGAGACAGCCCGTTCGGCATGGCGGGCTCTCCCAGCGAGGGGACCGAGCAGCGCCTGCTCGCCACGTTGGATCCTGATCTGAAGACCGCCCTGGGCAGTAAGTACCGCCGAGAGTGGTGGGCCGCATGAACCTCGCCTCGCTGATGCAGGAAATAGCCACGCGCCTCGGCACTGTGCCCGGTCTCCGGATCCATGCCCAGCCTCCGAAGACCATCACGCCGCCCGCCGCCATCGTCTCCTACCCCGAGAGCGTCCAGTACGACCAGACGTACGGCCGCGGGATGACGCGCGTCGAGGCATTGAAGGTCTGGCTGGTGGTCGGCATCGTGACTGACCGCGCTGGTCGGGACTCGCTCTCGGAATACGTCTCGGACGAGGGAGAAAAATCCATCAAACTCTGCCTTGAGGACTACGAAGGCGAGACCTGGGATGACCTGACGGTTGCCAGCGTGGAGTTCGACGTGGTCACGATCGCCGGCGTCGACTACATGGCGGCCGGCCTCACCATCAACCTGGCGTGCCAAGGCACGCCGGCCGCCTGAAAGGGAGGCACTGTCATGGCCTTTATCCACGGTAAGAAGACCTTCGTCTCTCTGGCTGCGAAGAACCTGAGCGCGTACACGACCACGTCGCAGATGGAGAAGAACTCCGACTCCCACGACGTCACTACGTACGGCAAGGACGCTCACGTCTTCTCTGGCGGCCTCCTGGGCGGAACCGGCACGATGTCCGGCATCTACGACTCCACGGCGGTCACCGGCCCGCGTGCGGTGATCGAACCGCTCGTGGGCACTGTCGTCGAATGGATCCGGCAGCCTGAGGGCGCCGGCAGCGGGCTGCCGCAGGACAAGGTCCAGGCGTTGGTCCTCAAGTACACGGAGACGAACCCGGTGGCCGACATGGTCACCTGGTCCTGCGATCTGCAGCTGTCCGACGTCATCAATTCCACGGCTCAGGCCGCGTAACCAGAGAGGGGCGCCACCCCATGGACAAGACCAAGTTGCTGGCCGACCGTGTAACCGGGCTGGTCGGGGAGTACGACGTGCCTGGCGTCGGAGTCATCAAGTTCCGGGCGTTGTCACGCTGGGAGATGATCCAGGCCGGGAAGTTCGAGGACAACCTGCAGCAGGAGCGGTTCATCCTGGCCGCCGCGATGCTCGACCCGAAGATGGGCGAGGACGACGTCGCGGCCTGGCAGAAGAACTCCATCCCGGGCGAGATCAATGAGGTCGCAAAGCAGGTGAACGCGCTCTCGGGTATCGGGCCGGACTCGCAGAAGGAGCAGTACAAAAGCGTTCGAGCAGAGTCCTGACCTGGAGTTTGACCACTTCCTGGCCCAGAAGCTGGGGATGCTGGTACAGGATCTCAGGGAGCGAATGACGGCACCGGAATGGATCGGGTGGTCGATCTACTACCAGCGGATTGCCCAACGGCAGGAACTCGAATCGAAGAGGGCGAGGTAGACCATGCAGGACCTCAAGGTCAATGTCGTCGGCCTCGCTGACTTCAACCGCGGCCTGCGTCGCCTCGACAGCGAGGCCCCAAAAGGTCTGAGGATTGCCCTCAACGGTGTAGCCGACCTGCTCATCCAGAAGACCCGTCCACAGATCCCCAGCCGCACTGGTGCTGCCCGCGCAAGCCTGAGGGCGAAGTCCACAAGGACGTCAGCCAGGATTGTCGCCGGCGGCCGGACCGCCCCGTACTACCCCTGGCTGGACTTCGGCGGCAAGACCGGAATCAGGCGTTCAGTCAGTCGGCCCTTCTACTCCGAGGGGCGCTACATCTATCCGACCTTGCGGGTGATCCGCGCTGACATCGAGAAGGCCCTCACCGAGTCCCTGACGGATGTCGCTCGGACCGCTGGATTGGACGTGGACTGATGGCCAACACCGTCAACCTGGAGTTTGCCGGGGACGCCTCCAAGCTTGCCCAGGCCGGCAAGAAGGCCGAGGGCGCGGTCAAAGGCGTCGATGACTCGATCACCTCTGCCAGTGACGACATGCGGAAGGCCAGCCAGGAGACCGAGGAGTACACCTCGAAGGTTGGCAAACTGGGGGCCGCTGTAGATGGCGCCAGTACCGCAGTCGACGATGCAGGTGCCGCCGTGCAGGCGATGGCAGATCTGCAGCAGGCTGCCGCGGAGAAGGCCGCCAAGCTGGCCCGCGCAACCCTGGACATGCGACAGGCCCAGGAGGATGCCAACCAGGCGTTCATCGACGGGCGCCAGGCCGTGCTCGACATCGGCCAAGCCGAGATCGATGCTGAGCAGGCCGTATTGGACGCAGCGGCGGCTCAGAAGGACTACAACGAGGCGGTCAAGGAGCACGGCAAGAACAGCGACGAGGCCAAGCAGGCGTCTATCGACCTGAAGCAGGCCCAACAGGACCTGAAGCAGTCCCACGAGGATGTGAAGCAGGCCCAGGCCGACGCCAATCAGGCCACCATCGATGCGACCGCAGCGACTCTGGACTTCAACGAGGCCCAGAAGGAAGCCAACCCGCCGGACCTCCAGAAGTGGGCCGACCAGATCAACATGATCACCCCCTTGTTGTCAGGGGTGATCGGCATCATCGGTTTGGTCACGGCCGCTCAGTGGGCGTGGAACGCCGCCCAGCTCGCTAGCCCCGTCACTTGGATCATCCTGGGCATCGTGGCGCTGATCGCCATCATCGTGCTGCTGGTGAAGAACTGGGACTGGGTGAAGAAGGCCGGCGCCGCGGCCTGGCGCTGGATCAAGGACGCCGCGAGCAACACCTGGGACTGGCTGAAGAAGGTCCCCGGCTGGATCGGCCAGGCCTTCGGGAAGATCGCCAACTTCATCACTGCGCCGTTCCGGTACGCCTTCAACTTCATCGCGGACGCCTGGAACAACACCATTGGTCGACTCAGCTGGAGCGTCCCCGGGTGGGTGCCAGGCATCGGCGGCAACAGCATCAGCGTCCCGAACATCCCGCGCTTCCACTCCGGCGGCGTCGTGCCCGGCACTCCTGGTTCCGAGATGCTCGCAGTCCTGCAGGCCGGCGAGCGGGTGCAGACCCGTGGAGGCGACGGGGCGTCACTCGAAATCGTCGTCCGGTCCGGCGGCACGGCATTCGATGACGCCTTGGTGGAGGTTCTCGCCGCGGCTATCAAGCGGCAGGGCGGGAATGTCCAGGAGGTGCTGGGAAAGTGAAGCAGCTCATCAGCGTGTTCCTCCAGGTAGGCGACGACTGGGAGGACGTGACCAGCGACGTCTACAGCCGGGAGGACATCCGGGCGACCCGCGGCAACGGTGACGAGGGCTCCAGTCAGCGGCCCTCGTCAGGGACGCTGACCTTCGACAACCGCGATGACCGGTACCGGCCGACGAACCCCGAGAGCGACCTCTACGGCCTGGTCGGTCGCAACACCCAGGTCATGCCGGCCTTTGTGGTAGCTCGCGAGGGCTTCGAGGACGCCACCCTGGACATCACCATCACATCGGGGTCCAGCCCGAACCCCTGGGCGCGCACCAGTACCCAGGCGCATACAGGCTCGTGGTCCCTGAAGTCGGGCACCACAGCCGCGGGCTCATTCTCTGACGCCATCATCGCTGCGCCCGCCGGCTCCACGATGTGCACGCTCTGGTACCGGGTCTCGACCGCGGCCGGCGACAACCTGCGGATCAGCACGGGCGGCGTGCTGCGGCTGGCCACCTCGGGGATCATCGGCTGGACCCGAATCACTGTGCCTGTCGTGACCAGCGCGACAGGCGCCCGTGAGGTGTTCGTCCGCTACCTCAAGGACGCCTCCGGTGTGGCCGGCGATGACGCGGTCTACATCGACGACGTGACATTCTTCAATGCCCGGAACGTACTGGAGGCTGCCTCCTGGGAGCCGGACCAGTCCAGCTCGTTCGACGGCACCAAGGGTGACGCGTGGACAGATCTGGAAGGCAACGGCCTCCTGCGCCGTCTAGGCGAATGGAAGGATCCTCTACGGTCCACCATCTACCGCTCAACGACCGGATTCACCACGCTGACGGGCTACTGGCCTCTGGAGGATTCGCGCGATGCCACCCAGGCGACCAACGTGCTGGCCGGGGGGATTCCCGCCAGCGTGGTCGACGTGGACTTCGCTCAGGATGAACGCCCTGGAGGCTCGGACGTCCAGGTCAAACTGGGGACGCTCGGGTCCATCTACGGCATCTTCGCCGCATCCGGTTCGGCGACCCAGGGATGGCAGGTCACGCTGAACTTCCGCCTCGCGGCCCTGCCGGCGTCGGGGACATCGCTGCCGCTGTTCTCCTGGAAGACCTCGGACGGTACTCGCTGGGCAATCCTTGCCAACAACGCCACCTACACGCTCACGGCCACGTCGGGGGCCGGCGCCGCCCTGCTGACGGACCTGACTCTCTACGGCACCGGGGCGGCACCGGACCAGTGGCTGCGTATGCGGGTGACCTGCTCGATTTCGGGCGGGACCGTGTCATACGCGATGGCCTGGTACCCAGAGGGCGCGACCGTCACCTACGGGCTGTCAGGAACCTTCGCATCATCCACCTTGGGCACGCTGGCGTCCTGGTCCATCGCCGCCAATGCGCACACGATCAATGGCTGGTTCGGGCACGTGTTCGGCCTCCGCGGCACAGCCGACAACCTGATCTCCGGGGACCAGGTGAACGTCTTCAATGGGTATCCCGGGGAGACAGCTGGCAACCGATTCGCTCGACTGATGCGCGAGAACGGACTGGCCTACGATCTGCGCGGCCTCGGGTCACTTACTGAACCCATGGGGCCGCAGCCGATCGCCACGCTGATCGAGATCCTCCAGGAGTGCGCAGACACCGATGACGGCATGCTGTACGACTCCCGGCACGAGATCGGGCTGACCTTTCGCACCCGGATTCGGCGCTATGGACAACCAGTGGCGCTAGCGCTGACGTTCCCCGGCGATATCGCGCCACCGATGCGCGAGGTCATTGACAATCAGTCGACGGCCAACGACATCAGCGTAAGCCAGCGTGATGGCGGGGAGGCGTTTGCGACCGAGACCACAGGGCCTCTGTCTGTCCAGCCGCCGCCGGCCGGCGTGGGTCGCTATGTGAAGACGATCGACGTCAACGTCTACACCGAGAACCGACTGCCCGACCTGGCTGCCTGGCACCTGAACCGGGGCACCGTGGACGACCCTCGTTACCCGTCTGTCACCCTGGACCTGGTCGCCACGCCGTCGCTGGCCGCCGCGGCATCCCAGGTGGATATCGGGGAGCGCATCACCGTCACGGGGAGGACGCCCGACCTCCTGGACATGTACGTCATCGGCATCTCCGAGGTGGTGGGTCCTCACACCCGAAAGATCACCTTCACCTGCCGGCCCAACCGCCAGTTCCAGGTAGCTTCCTACGACCTGACCACCAGACGCGCAACCTCGGCATCCTCCACGTTGGCGGAGGCCATCACCCTGACCGAGACGATCTGGGATATCACGACCGCGGACCGGGGCGATGTCTGGTCGACCACCAGCCTGCCCTACGACTGGATGGTGGGTGGGGAGCGCGTCACGGTCACATCGATGACGGCGGCCACCGGAACAGGCCCGTACCTCCAGCAGGCTGTGGTCACGCGCAGCGTGAACGGCATTGTGAAGACTCACAGCACGGGAGACGTGCTCACCATGCACCAGCAGGCACAGGCCCGCTACGCGCTCTGAGGGGAGGCCGCGATGGTTGCGGCAGGAGATCCGATCTACGCCAGCGACATCAATGGCCGGGGTATCCAATACCGCGCCAACCGTACGGCCAGCGCCGGCCCGACCTCGGGCACCACGTTCCTCGGCGTGCTGCGCATCGACGGCATGGTCTTGAAAGCGGGGTTCATCTACGAGTTCAAGACCTCGGGCCTGCGCCCTACCTTCACGGCGGTGGGCGGCTACAAGGCGGACCTCCGCTACAACGCATCCGGCACGGCCACAACCAGCTCGACGGAGATCGGGCGGGTCGAGACCAATGACAACGACGGGGCCGGCGGCGACTCGTGGCCGGGGATCGTGGGTTACGTGGTGCCCGGCACCGACACCACCGCGGCCGGCGTCATCCTGAGCATTGCCCGGTTCTCCGGGACGGGCACGGTGAGCCTGCCGCCGGACACAGGCGGCGTGCACATCATCGTGACCTGTCTCGGGCCTGACCCTGGTGACACCGGGATCGACGTCTGACCGCCCACAGACGGACAGGCCCTACCGGTGGCGCCCGGTAGGGCCTGTCTCTGTTCTAGCCGTCCCCGGGCGGAGGGCCGGGGTTCGGCGGGACCGGGGTGATATCCGGCTCTCGCGGGGGCGGTGGAGGCTCGGGGTCGGGTTCGACGGGCGGCTCTTCCGGTTCGGTCATGCCCTCAGGCTACGACATCGCCACCCACTGGCCGTGCTTGTCCTTTCGGACCAGCTCCATGCCGGTCAGGTCCTTCAGGTAGGCGTAGACCCGGTCGCGACCCAGGCCGGACGCCTTGCTGATGTCCTGCCAGTTGCTGTGGCCGTCCAGTACGGCCTGCAGCACCCGGTCCTGCCCCGCAGTGATCTTCTTGGCGGGACCCACGAACGGCGAGCTGAGTGTGAAGCTCGTGAACGCGGACCCACCGCGCGGCTGGACCAGGTCGGGGATCACGGCCAGCGGCTTGGTCGAGGTGTCCCCGTTGGCGTGCCGACGCCGCCGGTTCTCGTACCGCTCCCGCGCGCCGGCCAGGTCCTCGTCAGCGGTCAGCCTCCGGTCCCGGTAGGCGATGCTCAGGTCCAGAGCAGTCACCGGGGAGACCGAGCGCCAGTCGAAGGCCCCCATGTTCGCCGCCATCTGCTCGTCGTCGTCGTAGAAGCCCCGCATCATCGCTTTGCGGGAGCCTTCGCCGCCGGCCACGTACCCGTAGCCGCCGCCGCTCGGGATCTGGCGCATGGTCAGGGCAGGGATGCCGAAGATGTTGCCGCCGGCGGCCTCCTCGCTCTTGAGCAGCACGCCGTTGGCGCCCTTGATGTTGTTCCGGATGGCCGCCGGCCACTGACCGCCGCCACCGAACGTCGGCAGTGTCGCCTCCTGGCCGGCCAGGATGATGCCGACGCCCGCCTTGTTGCCGGTGGTGGCGATCCGGGCCACCAGCTGCTGCGTCTCCTCCCAGTGCTCCGGGTTGTTCTGCTTGTCGAGCACGAGCTTGCACTCGTCGAGGATGACGAGCAGGCCCGGCCGGTCCGGGGTCGGCGTGAAGCCCTGCAGGCCCAGGGCCTTGTTCTCGTCCTGCTGGATGCCTATGACCTCGACGGCCTCCCGCAGCATCGCCACGATCTGCTCCGGCTTACCGGCGTAGAAATCGGCGTGGCGCATCAGCATCGGACTGGACGCGCCGTCCTGGCCGTCCGCGAACCACACCGCGGTCGGGAACAGCTGATTGCCGGCTGCAGTCACCGCGATGTTCTCCAGCAGCCGGGACTTACCGGAGCCGGTACCGCCAGCGATCATGCCGTTGTGGATGCGGTTGCGCGAGTAGAGCTTCCACAGCGCGCCGCCCTCGCCATCGAGGTACGGGCCGATCCGGATGGTGCCGTCGTCGTTCATCGCGCCCAGGCCAGGCCACCGGGTGCCGGCTGCAACCGGCGAGGTGTCGATGATCGTCAGGAGCAGGGCCGGCGCCTCCAACTCCGGGTGCTCGTCGAGCTGAATCTTATGACTCTGCTTCAGCCGCAGGCCTGAACGGATCCGCGGCAACAGGGACTCGATCTCGTCGATGGTGTGCGTGCCGGGGACGACGATCAGGGCGTAGCGCGCCCCGAACTCCAACGGCTCCCACTCCGTCAGCTTCGTGCCGCTGAGGATCCGGCCGCCGGCTGCCAGGTTCTGCTCCCACCGCGGGCCGAACACATCGACCCGGTCCTTGACCGGCGTCTGCAGGGCCTCCCACGGGCCGTAGCCCAGGCCGTGCTCGCGCCAGTGCCACAGGCTCATGCCCACGCCGAGCACCGCCAGGATGTAGAGCATCTCCGAGGAGACGCCGGTGACCATCGCGACGGAGATCCAGCTCGCGGCTGCCGCCAGGAAGGCGCGCACCCGGACCCGGTGCCGGCGGTCCGTGATGCGGCGGCCCGCGGCCATACCGAGCACGACGGCTGCCGCAAAGGCCGCTACTGCGACAGCCAGTGCAACCTCGGCCTGGTGCCCCGTTGTGGCCATGGCCACCCGGCCGGCGGCGGCTGCGGTGGCGACCGCGGCGATGGCGGCCCAGGGCTTGGCCATCTCGGCCAGCTGCTCCTGGCTGGCGCCCGGCGCGACTGGCCGGTCGGCGTAATCGCGCGCTGCGGTGGTGACTCGGTCGCGGATCGGGTCGATGATCCAGTTCGTGTAGTCCGAAAGCCGGATCTCTGGCCGGCTCGATGTGGTGGTCATGGCTACTCCTGTCGTACCTAGCTGTTAAGGTGTGAACCGCGGCGGACCTCTTACGGGTAGGTCCGCCGCGGCTCCTGCTACTCGCCTTGCGCGAAGAACGCCTTGTTGCCGTGCTCGCCCCCGACGGCGTCAGAGGCCTCCTTGACGGCCAGCTGCGCCTCAAGGAGATCGAGGAGGGCTTCTGCCTCGGCCAGGATGTTGTCGAAGCCCTCCTGGACGTTCAGGGCGGTTTCGATGGTCTTCGGGCCGTTGTCCGAGTCCCGCAGGTGGCTGATGAACAACTCGCCGGATGCAGTACCGAGCAGCTCGGCCGCGTCGAGCATCAGGCGCGCGTGCTCGATCGACTCCTGCAGGCCCTGGATCTCGCTGTTGACTTCGATCATCGGTGACTCCTAGAAGAAGATCGCCAGGCCGGCGAAGAGCAGGATGTTGAAGATCAGCGCGCGAGTGGGGCGCTCGCACACCCACTCGACCAGCCGGGCCACAAAGGCCACCGGCAGCGCGACCAGCCGGCCGTACCAGATCCCGGCCTCGCGCACCCACCGGTTACCGCCACCGAGATACGGGGCGGATTCC